TAGTATTACCTACACTTTCTTCGCTCGTCGCCTGCAACATTACGTCATTCAATATATTTTTGTTGTTTGTTTCTGTTATCTTATCTATTCTCCGCATGAGTTGTCTTATCGGTTCGTTTTCCATGTGATAACAACTTTCTGGGTGTATTATGCTTGTGATTACGATATTTTTTGAATTTAGTTGACGATAGCCTCCTTTTACCTCAACACGCATTGGGTAGCGGTCTAATATTCTCAACAAGTAAGTAAACCTCATAATCGATGCTCTAAAGTCATCTATGACAATTGTTTCGTTTTTATCATAACCGTCCCCACCATTTGGTGTCATCCTTCCAGTATATGTCGTTATATTCCTGGTCAGCCAATTTTGATTTTCCAGTGCCGCTGGCACCCCAAATTCCAGTGTACATATGGTTTTTCTTTTCTTTCTTCTTCACAATAACTTAAATATTTTTCAATAAGTCTCACTGTCGCTAGCTTCGGCGGGTCTTTTAAGACCTCTCGCATTCCTCCAGATTTTGCCTTTTCTATAATTGCACCAATTTTTTCCGTAGTTCCTCCACCAGACATTGAAATATGCCCCCATTCTTGAAAGTTGTTTTCTTTCTTGCAATAATCGGCTGCCTGAAATGGTTTCCCCCTTAGTTGCTCCCAATGGATTTTCTGATTGACTTTTTTTATTTGATTTAAACTGCTCTTTTTTTTCAGCTCTATATAGCCCTGCAGGTGAGGAGTGCCTTCTTCTCCTACTTCTCTCCCAATAATTATGTAAGTCCATTCGATTTTTTCAACTATTTCTTTATATTCTTCCTCTGTGTAATTATTTAATGTAAAACACCACCTTTTCACTTGATGTCCCATTTTAGGTATAGACGAAGAGCAACACGTCGCCGACGTTTTTATAAGAGAAAATTTAAAAGATACACGCGCCGACATGCACGTAGACCCTTATCTCGTCCTTATCGCAGAGCTTTTTTCAAATGTCGTGCGTCATATGAAGTTAAGGGGAGTAATGGCCCCGCATTTGTTGCTTACACTGATAATCCTGTTAATATTGGTGATTTTAATTCTATTCAAAATTTATATGCGCAATATCGAGTTGCTGGTATGCAATTACGTTGGATTCCTTCTTTCAATAAGAATGATATGATACCTGTTGAACAGGGGGAGCAGCTTGGTGAATGGCTTCTTATTAAACAAGACGATGCTTTGACTGATAAAGCTTTTCCAAATACTGTACAAAATTATTTAAATCGTGATAATGGATTGCGTAGACGTCCCCTTGTCCGATCATGGTCTATATATTTTAAGATGTCAAAAATGGTCCCTTTAAATGTTGCCTCTGTTAATGTTGTTAATTTAAGAGGTGGATATATTTCTACTGTTCAGCCTACAGCTACACAAACTGTTAGAGCTATGTTATCATCTATTCCTGTAAATGCTGGGGAAGTATTATTGGGTACATTTCATGTTACTTGGTATGTTAGTGCTATGCAAAGACGTTANATAAAATACATTATATATTTGAAAAAAAAAATTATTTTTATTGTTTATTATATAAATTTCTACATAAGGACACTGATCCGAGGCGAGCGGGAGCGAGCCGCAGTACCCGGCGTAAGCCGGCACTTTTTACAGATACTTCGGAATTTTTTTTAAATTTTGCCCGCGCGCAGCGCGGCTACTCGCCCAACTCTTCATCGCAGATAAGAAAGTGTAGAT